TTGATTCATTACCGATCACTGAATTGCCGATTCCGGAAGAGCTTAAAACACTCTACCGTGATAATGCAATGAGGATTGAGGAGTTCTATCAGAATCTTAAGGAAGAGGAAGCAATGATGGCTGCCAAAAGAGCCGAATGGGACAGGTTGCGTGCTAGCAGTGATGCCGGTGAAGCGCAAATGTTCCAGGAGATAGTACCACGTCCCTGCGAACAGGGAGAACAATGGTCCGAAGCGCGCGAGCACTTCGATCAGGACTCTCGTGACCAGGAAGAGCACAAATTAATCAGTGCCTATCACAGGCATGTTCAACATGCAGCGCAAGGAGGAACTTTCATGACCACCAAGGACATACGAAATGCTCCATTGCCTCAAGTTGTTGATCCGAGTTTGGAATTTGATTTTGAACACGTGCCAGGACTGACGTACATGACTGAAAGTACGACAACATTCAGCCGTCGACCGTTTATGAAGACTTTGCGGGAAAAATGCGTAGCAGCGTATCCCAATTTGAGCGCTGCTTGTTTTGGAGTGGGCATGGCTTATAGATATATATGCAATCGGTCTTTCACAGAAGTTCTGTTGAAGGATTTTGCTATTAATCTTATAGCCGGTGTATCACCCATGCTTGCTACACTCTTGAAGCTTGCCAACATGGCTTACATGTTCTACCAGATGGTTAAGACCTTGTTCCCTAAAAAGGAAGAAGTAGTTCATGTAGCTGAGGGCAAAACGTATGATGAAAAACGAAAGGCTCGAAGAATGAAGAAAGTTGAATCAAAACGACCAATTCAATCTCAGGCACAATCGCTTGATAAGAACGCTGATGAACTGGCTTTCGCTGTCGCTCGTAAGAGCATGGTTACTATTGAGTATCAAACGCCAGGTGGAAACACTTGCCGAACTTTGGGTTTAGGCCTAGATGGGACGTATTTGTTGATGCCAAAACACGCGCTTGAGAATGAGACTGGATACATCCGAGATGGAGAGCAATTTGATGTCATCATGGTTAATGGTGCGAGAAATCGTATCGTTTTCAATGAAGAACAGTATGCTAGTGTTGAAGATGGCGATGTTGCTATGTATGACATGAAATTACAAGGAATTTTCTTTCCGAAGATGACTTCTTTGTTTATTACTGATGAAGATCTGTGTTATAATAGTAAGTTCAAAGGAGCGATAATAGTTCCGAGCGACCCCACCAACTCTTTAGTTGGTTTTAAAATGAGGTGCGGAAATGTTGAACAACAAACCCGTGCCGTCAAATATAAAGGGGGCGGAGAAATGAGCTATAACCTTGCCGATGGATGGAAGTACGATATTGACACATACCGAGGAGACTGTGGAGCTCCGTTGATTGCAATGGAACCACGCATGATTCGCAAGTTTTGTGGAATTCATGTCACTGGAGTAAAGGATAAAAACTATGGCGCCAGTGAATGCGTGACTCAGGAGATTCTCGAAAGTTTGAAAGCTGCGATTGTGAAGTCGTGCGGCGTACCCATAACAGGGGAGTCGCAATTCGACACAGGAACCGTGGAATATAGTGCGAAAGTATGTTTCCCTGTTGGGAACTTCTGCAACCAGAAAGTTGTTGAAGACGTTGTTCGCAGTAGTGCTAAGACGAGGATTTTACCATCTGTTTTGCATGGCGCTTTGCGTGAACCCGTTACTGCCCCAGCAGTCCTTATGGATAAGGACCCTAGAATCACAACTGATATCTCGGGGGTTATTCCTAAAGGAATTGAGAAATATGGCGAAATAACTTCGACATGGAACAAAACGTTCCTTGATGAGATCCGTCACGATATGCTCATGCAGCAAATGGCTCTAAGCGCGCAGGAAACTCGCGTGCTCACTGACCAGGAAGCTGTAGGAGGCATTCGTGGCGTTGAATATTTCGACGCCATTAACGCTCATTCTTCTGCTGGATATCCATGGAAAAGAATGATGCCACCAGGTTTGAAAGGAAAAGAGTTTTTCCTTAGAAGATCTGAAGTTGACAACCGTGTTGAGGATGTCGTGGATCGTCGTTTGATAGATGCCATTGCTTGGAGAGAAATCTGTGCCAAGCATGGCCATCGTGTTGATTCGATCTGGAATCCAAATCCGAAGGATGAACGACGCAGCCTTGATAAGATAGGTGATGCGAATACTCGCTTGTTTACTATCGGTCCGCTTGATTATACTATCCTTGGACGAAAATACTTTTTGGCCCACAATGCATTTATGTATCGTAATAGGCTGAAGTTTGAATCCGCTATTGGAATTGATACGTGGGGACCCGAATGGGACATCATGACTCGTTTATTGACTGTGCACCCGAATGTTTTTGCTTGTGACTATCATAAGTGGGACGGAAGGTATCCAACACAAATCATGGAACAACAAACCATTTTGATTAGTGATTGGTATGCATGGAATGAATTTCCGGGTGTATTTACATCAAGTGATTTTCTGCCTACGTACAACCGACCATGGCTGAATGATGAGTCTGAAACAATGCGCCGCTTGAAAGAGAATGGCACCGTTCGTTTTGTGCTTATGCATGAGGATTCGTTTTGTCAACATCAGTTCAGTAATATCCGCTATTACACAATGGTTGGAAATTCATCTGGATTGTTTTCGACGGTGAACGTTAATACCTTAGGGAATAGTTTCTTTGTCAAGCATGCTTGGATGGAACTTACTGGGACTGATCTCGCTACAATGGCTAACAATGTGGTGTTTTTCGTCTATGGTGACGACTTCATCGCAAGC